CGCGGATGAACCCGACGAACTGAAGATCGCCGCGACGTTCAGCGAGGCCATTAAGGGCCGACCGTGGTTAGTCGATTCAGATGTAACGACGCCGGAGGCGGGAGCCTCACCGATCGCCCCGGGAGGGGCATCCGGGGTCTCGAACGCACAGTTCGGCGGGAAGCCGGGCCCGGGTGCGGACCGAGGCCAATCCCTCAATGATAAGTCGAGCCGGCCCGCGGACAGACCTACGGGGCGGCTCTGAGACAGGAGAGTTAGCCCGTGGCTAACGACCTTTCCGCTTTCGATTCAGAGTCATGGTCCGAGCGACTTGTAACGAAGCTCGACCAGGTCAACGTCATGCTCCCCCTGGTTAATCGCAACTGGGAGGGCGACCTTCGTCAGAACAAGACCGTGTGGGTCCGTACCCCCGGTAACATCACGCTGGCGAGCTACACGCGGGGGACCACGATTGACTATCAGGACTTGACCCCCACGAAGGAATCGTTCACCGTCAATGACGGCGAATACTTCGCCTTCGAGGTCGATGATATCGACAAGGCCCAGTCTGATGTAAATGCAATGGATGTTTACATGAGGCGCGCCGTCGTCGCGATGAATCAGACGGTCGAGGCCAAAATCCTCGCGGCCTACACCAACACCCCGATCGCTAACCAGATCACCGGGGCCTCGGCAGCGGCAATCACCCTGGACAGCTCGACCTCGACAAGCACGGGAATTTATCCCCTCTTCGTCAAGGCACGTGCGATCCAGTCCAAGAACAATGTTCCCGCCACCCCCGGGGCACGCTGGGCGATCATCGACCCCGATACCACGAGCCTGCTTTTGCAGGACACGGACCACTTTGTGCGGGCTGGCGAGTTGGGCGACAAGATCGTCCAATACGGTCTTCTCGGCGGCGAGGATGTCGCCCGGACAGCCAACGAGGCGCCTGGCTTCGTCGGCATGATCGCAGGATACATGGTCTACGAGACGCCGCAAGTGCCGACTGCGGGCGGCGCGAAATTCCTACTCTTCGGAGACAGCGAGGCGATCTCTTACGCAGCTCAGATCACAGAGATCGAAGCCCTTCGACTCCAGACGACGTTCGCCAACGCCGTCCGCGGACTGCTCCTGCACGACACCTTCGTCCCGGCCGAAAGCGCCAAGCGGCTGGTCTACATCAAGGCCACGCTCTGATCGGGTTTGCCCCGGGTAGGGGAAACCCCTACCCGGGGGCCTCAAGAACAATGATCGTCTACGACCTCGGACACGATCACGACCGCCGCGACGCTGCTTGACCGCTGTCTCTGGTCCGTCGCTGTTCAGTTCGACACCTCCGACACGACTGTGGTCTCCCTCACCATGGCCGGCGCCGACACCTCGGCCTTGACCCTCACTTCGCCAGCACAGTCGGCTCCCTGAAGCTCACGATCAAGGCGAAGCTCGGTCATACCGGGGCACCATGAGGATCGCCGGGACCAATTCGACCGGCGTGGCCGACGCCTCGCCGCCCACGGAGATTCTGGCGAAGCGCCCGAAGCCGGCGCGCGGCCTGGGCCGACGCGCCGATTGATCCGACCGAAGGCGGAAGGCGGAAGGCGGAATTCGATTCGAGCCTTTATCCTTCATCCTTGAGCGTTGCCGAGTAACCCCAATGACCGCACGCATCCGTTCGCTCCAGATCCTCCCCGCCCGCGGCGTCCTCCTCGCGCTGTTCGAGGACGACCAGTCGCCGAACCCGCTCGTCGGATTGGTCGACTACGACCCGTCGAAGAACCAGGCGATCAAGGTCAACGGCGGCGCGTCGGCCCCGATCGGCTACGCCTTGGCGGATTACGCCATCGCCACGCCCAACCCCGGCGACCCCTACCTGATCCTGCCCCTGTGCGTCGCGCCCCACGTCGCCGTGGTCGACGACACCGACGCGGCCTGCACGCTCGCGGGGACCACGACCCGGTTCTCCGGCTGGAACACCAAGCAGCTCCGCGGCGGCAACGGCACGTACTGGAACGACACCACGTCGTCGGCGACCTACACGTTCACGGGCGTGCCGGCCGGGGATTATCACGTATCGGCGTCCCTGTCGTGCGACGGCACGCGGTCGCGCGACGTCCTCTACACCGTCAAGGACGGCGGCGTCGAGGTCCCCGGCTCGCCGTTCCACTTCGACCAGACCCAGACTCC